TTCTTCACCAAGAAGTGGTTCGATGAGGTATCCTTGGATGGCGACGTAACCACCCCAATCGAATGGGGCGGTATTGAGGCAGAGCGCATCCTTCGGGACCAGGACTGTTCCTGGGAAACAGAGAATGTGTTCATCCTTTTCACTCGGAAGATGTTCCGAGGCATGGCTGACACTCCTAACCTTAAGTCCACCGAACGCCCCGTACAATGTAGTGGGGTGCTCGAGCGTTTCATCGGAGGTGGTGTTCAGCAGTGCATGGTCAACTTGCAGAAGGCACATGGCTACAGCTGCGGCCTCGGCGGCGCTAAAGCCGTTAGGCAACCGATAACAGACGCCTTCCAACTGCATGATTCCAGCTTCGAGGCTGATTATTCTCAGTTCGACGCCACTATAAGTGGTGACATCGTTAGCCTGATCTTCTCCGAGGTATTGGCACCGATATTCCATGAGGATGATCAGTTCCGTCTGGCGACACTTGCTGGCCATTACGCACAAGCTAGACTCTGGACACCCCTTGGTGTCATCGTGCCTGAATGTGCCCCTGGCCTCATGTCCGGTTGTATGTTGACTAACGTTCTCGGCATGATTTATGGGTATATGGCGTGGAAATATTTCACCCAAACCCTGAACACCAGAAATGGCGTAGAATTGAACGCAATGGCCCTCGGTTACTCCGACGACCTCTGTGTGATGTTCACAAAGCCGGAAACCTGGGAGTCTCCATCGGACATCGTGTCTCATTTCAGTGAGATCGTAAGTGAGCTTGGTTTGCATGCCCACCGTGACAAACAAGGCGTATTCTTCTGCCCTGGCCAAAAGGAAACCTCCTTTCTAGGTTGCGTGTGGTACGAAGATCGTAAAGGTGAGGACGGCTTGTGCCTCCCCGTATATCCTGTCGCCCGTGGGCTATCTAAGTTCATCTGGCATGAGTATGATAAGGGTGACTTTTGGGTTGACGTCGATGAGTATGAGAAATTACCCATCGACACCAGCGGAATGTCTGCCAAGCAGCGCGATAGAGTTGCG